AGACGCTGGCTCACCGGCTGACTACGCTGCGGGCTGAGGAGGAAACTATTGTGGCGAATTATCTTGTGACGCTGGCAAGCCTGGAAACGGGCATCGCCCGGGCAGCAGACAACCTTGATACGGATAAGGCCGCCGTCTGGCAGCGCAACCGTTCAGAGGTGTCAGACCGCACCCGTCTTTACAATCAGTGGCGGCGTCAGCTCTGTGGACTGCTCGGTATTCCACCCGGACCGTCGCTGGGAAATGGCGATACACGTGTAATGAGGAACTGACATGGACGCGCTTATGCTGTCCGCGAAGGTAAACCAGGGCAACGGTAAGGCCGCGAAACGCCTGGGAGGCATAGCGCGACATTACCGGGCAACATTACCCCTCAGCCCCTTAAAAGCACAACCGCTACAGGAACTCTCCGCATCATTTACCACCGATTTCAGCTATATGCGGGCAGTCCGCTTTGGACAGGCAGCCCGCATCGGGATTTTTGATGCGACCGGGTTTGAGGCGGGCGATATCCTGGTATCGGGTGAGGGAACCTACTTTGTGGCCGCCATGCCGCTCTTACAGCCCATTCTGTGTGTCAAAACTGAGCGGCTTGTCAGTATCTGGCGTACCGCTCAGGCAAGTCATGATGCCGGGCTTCAGGATTACGGTGGCACCACTGCAGCGAATGAGAAGCTCATTATGGCTGACTGGCCGGCCAGTATTCTGCTCAGCCGTAGTAGCGAGCACAGTCCGCTGAAGTTACCGGGTGAGACGCGCAGCGCATTGCATACCATTCTGATGCCTGCATTCAGAGGCGTATCTCTCCATGCGGGGGATTTCATAACAGATGAGGCCGGGCATCGCTTTGTTATCAGCAGCACGGAACTGACCGACATGGGCTGGCGGCTGACGGCGCTTCAGGTGACGATTTAAAATGGCCAGTACGGATGATGTTGCCCTGTACCTTGCCCGGCGGGTTGCAGACGTGGTTTATCCTGGCGGATACCGCTTACCCGGCATCGTCAATTCAGCAGTGAAAATCTATGCAGGCTGGCCGGTGCCGGGAACACTGCAGCAGGATATCGATAACGGCAGTGCACACATCTCCGTCTGGCCGCTGCCGACTGAGCGTAAAATCAGCACTGCGCTGGGCATGCCCTGCCGTGTCATCGCAAAAGGTCAACCTACGCTGCATTTCACAGTGAACGGCAGTTACATCAGCGTTTCCGGTGTGGCTTCCGCGCTGACTAACGTGCAGGTAAGTCTTAACGGGAAAGCGTTCACCTTTCATTTCCGGGCAGGAACCACAGCTGAGCAGGCGATTTCTGAGCTTCGTGAAGCACTCCCAAATTCATTCACTGTGCTCAGCAGTGTCTGCATCCTGATGGCTGAGCATCTCAGGGTTTCCGTCACCACTGCGGGTACGGCTGTTGAAGAACTGCGCAGGCAGATAAAAGATTTTCAGGTTACCGTCTGGGCGCCTGCGCCGGGCCTCAGAGAGCGCATCGGCAATGCCATTGATGCCGCGCTTTCTGAGCAGTGTCACATTGACCTTAACGATGGCGCGCCCGCACAGCTGCTCTATGCCAGGCAGTTCGATTCAGACAGAGCAGAAAACTGGCATGTTTACCGGCGAGACCTGATTTTCAGCGTGAATTACGCTACAACCCGGTTTGTCACCGCACCCGAAGTTACACAGACGGCCATCACCCTCAACGGGTTTATGACCAACGGTAACACCTCATTCCCTTAGTTTCAGTTCACCTATCCGGAGCATCTTTCATGCCGATTTATTCTACCGGCGACCTCAACACGTCTGCATTAACGGCTCCCGACCTGTACGTTCAGGTCGTCCCACCCAGAGCACGTTACATTAACGGCGTACCCACCGACGGGCTGGGGCTGGTGGGTGTTGCAGGCTGGGGACCGGTTAACAGTGCCTTCCGTATCAGTTCAGATAACGATATGGCGTTCTTTCTTGGCGCACCAAAAGACCGACAGTATGACCTTGCCACGGCGGCTGCGATTTCGCTTCAACTGGGTGCGGCAAACCTGAACTGTGTGCGTGTCACAAACGGCAAGGATAAAGCGGCCAGTGGCCGGCTCTGTGAAAATGGCAGTAAGGCAGCCCTGCTGCTGACCGCACTCTACAGCGGGACGCGAGGCAACCAGATTATCGCCGGTACTGGCAGCGGCACTGCGGTAAATTCGAAAAAGCTGACCATCAGTCTGCCGGGCGTAAGTGCAGAAGTCTTCGATAACCTGCAGGGTGAAGGGGATGCGCTCCTGAAAGCGATGGCAGATGCAGTGAATCAAGGCCAGATGAATATTCGCGGTCCCAGCCAGCTGGTGCGCGCGACAGTAACCGGGTCTGAAGTCGCTGCGCAGGCTGCGGCAACAGAAGTCACTCTCAGTGGTGGTACCGATGGCGCAACCGGTATCACCGATGCAGTTCTCCTCGGTACGGATAGTATCGAGGGTCCCCGCAAAGGCATGTATGCGCTGCGTGGCACCAATTCACAGGTCATCAACCTTGTTGATCTCACCGGGAGCGAGTGCTGGCCTGCCCTGGCAGCGTTCGCGCGTTCTGAAGGTGCCTATGCCATTGCTCAGGGGCCGGCTTCGACCGGATACAAAGCGGCGTCGGAGGCGCTAAATAACTCCGGCGTGGACGACTGGCATTTTAAGCTGATTGTGGGTGACTGGCCATACTGGAAAGATACCGCAAACGGTATCAACCGGATTATTGCGCCTGCAACATTTGAAGCGGCGAATATTGCTGCCCGTTCACCCCATATCTCCACGCTGAACAAGCGCATCCCCGGTATCATCGCCACAGAGCGCCAGCTGGCGGGGCGTCCTTACTCAGTACCGGAAATCGGTGCAATCAACTCAGCACGACTGGACGTCATCACCAATCCCTGTCCGGGCGGCAGTTACTTCGGCATGCGCTCAGGCCGTAACACGTCATCAAATCCAACCCAGAACGATGACACTTATACTCGCATGACCAACTTCCTGTCGCTGACCATTGCAGCAAGCTTCGGCAGCGTGGTGGGTGACAATCAGACCACAGACCTGCGCCGGGAAACCAAAAGCACCCTGGAGTCTTTCCTGGCGAATCTGGAGACACTCAAGATGATTGGTGACCCGAATGGGTGGCCAGCCTTTGCGGTGCGCCTCGATGCGGTAAACAACCCGGATGCGCGCGTGGCACTGGGCTACATGACAGCCGATGTGCAGGTGAAATACCTCAACGTGGTGCGCTACTTCCTGGTGAATCTGGAAGGGGGCGGCAGCGTGTCCATCTCCGTCTCAGACAGCCTGTCGCGCTGAACACTGCCTCACTCATTATTCCGGAGATAACTCATGCCAACCCTTGGCTATACCGTCGGGCGTGATATTGCTGTCGATATCAATACGCCAACGGGGAAACTGCGCATTCCCAAAATCATGAGCTTTGACTCAAAACCGCAGGTTTCGACCCATAAAATCACGCCACTCAACGGCATTACCGACGAGCTGCAGATCCCCGTCGGCTGGAACGGCACCATCACGGCTGAACGTATGGATGCCACGCTCGATGACTTCTGGGCGAAGTGGGAGGACAACTATTACAACGGCATCGATCAGCCCCGCGGCACCATCACCGAAACCATCACCGAAGCTAACGGTACAGTCAGTGTGTACCGGTATGAAGGGGTGTCATTTCACCTGACCGATGCAGGTAACAAGCAGGGCGAGAAGACGGTCAGTCAGACGATGTCATTTACGGCAAACCGCCGCAAAAAAGTGAATTAAGGGTAATCATGGTAAAGGTGACAGTGCACGAGAGTGAACGGCCGGCAGCAGCCGTTGCACCGGCAACACTCAGTTCTAATCAGGTGAAGGATGCGAAAGGGCGATTACTGACCATGCGTGAACTCGACCCGGTTCAGGAGTCGCGCCTGACGGTAGCCGTTGGCCCGGAAATGGCGATGAACGTGATGTACATGAACCTGTATGTTTTCCCGGTTGCGGCGGTGGCGGAAATTGACGGCGACGAATACCCGGTGCCGCAAAATCCCCGGCAGGTTGAAACTCTGCTGGCCATCCTGGGTAAGCATGGCCTGAAGGCCGCTTCAGGCTGGCTTCGTGAACGCGCCAGAGAAGATGAAGACATCACGGAAGCCGCCGCAAAAAACTAGCGCAGAACCCCGGTTTTATTAACCAGTGCTGGCTGATGAAAGCCGGGGTTCCGTTCAGCGTAATTTTCCCCGGCCTGACCGAACTGCTGCCTCATGAGCGCATTGCCATGGGCGTGGTCATTCGTGAATTCGAAGGCGGACGCTATAACTGGAACACAAAGCAATGGGAAGAGGGCAACTGATGGACCTGGACATGTTCGCGCGTGAAATGTCGCATGCTTCTGCCAGAATCGCTACAGAGCTTGAAGTGGGGTTCCGCGTCATTGTGAAAGAGATTGAGGAAACGGCAAAGGAAGAAATCGGCGTGTACCAGCCTGCTTTTGGGCCCTTTGATGCCTGGTCACCGCTGGCAGAAGCCACCAAGGCCGACCGCGTTCGTCAGGGTTACTCTGAAGATGAGCCGCTGCTGCGGTCAGGCAGTCTCAGAGACTCCATCCAAAGTGAAGTAATGGGCCTGGCGGCTATTGTGGGAACGAAGAGTGAAATCGGGCTCTGGCAGGAGCTCGGCACTAATCGCATACCGCCACGACCTTTTATCGGACCGGCTTACGTGCGCAAGATCGACCCGCTGATGGAAGTGATTGGCGTAGTGATATCGGGCAGTTTCAAAGTCTGCTAAATCAGGAAAGGTTTGACGGTATTCTGCGGTTGGGGTGACGTGCTAAAACGCTAAAATTTCTTGATGAGATCATGTTTCAGTACACGCAATAAAAGAGACGTTTCAATCTCATTCAGTGTGATGCGGGCTACATTTAAAGCTCAAAGAATAGAGCTGTACGCGATAGTTCGGGCCTAATAAAAGGCCCTACAATCATGACCGATCAACGATAATATTAGATGCAAATTCAATTGCCGCACGATGATCGCTAGCAGGAACATGCGCAATTTTATGCTTGTCTAAATTGAGCTTTATAGAATCAAGCACCTTAACTTGCGCCAAGGTTGGTGAGAGAGGTTCCTCAATAGTAAATAACACATCTTTTACTTCGAGTAACTTTTCTTCTGCAGCACGAGTAACCCTCATTACCCATGTGTCACCATGCTCCATCATCTTTCCAGGTTCGGATTGTTCAAAAGCCAGCGGCTTAATCGCTCGTGATATGACGTCACTTTTCTTGGCGACAAGAGGCATAGAAAATTTAGCAAGCGTCCCGTTAATTGTCTGATTTTTGAACATGTTTTTCAGGGCATCAATTCTGTCGATGCTTCTTTTTAGTTCTTTTGCTAAAACCTCTTCTCTACGTGCTTTGGTGTAATCACTATGATTTACATAACGATCATAGATTTTTTTCATTTCTTCTCTAGGGTTGTTTGAAAGTACAACTCTGGCCTGGCTGAAGTGAAAAATTGATTCGCGTTTTGCAGTAAAGTAGTGGAAAAACTGAGAAAGAGGCTGCGCACCGCTTATCTCAAGGGCAGTGTTCTTGGCAAATCCCAGCTCTCTAAAGAATGCATCTTTAGCTAAAGGGAAAATGCAATCGTCGTGGAAAAACCGCCTTATGCGAGAGTCATTTCGATTTGTGATCATGAAGTCGAAAAAATTCTCCTTTGGAGCGCACACAACCACACCTACGTTCGCAAACTCTTCAGTTTCCGGATAGGGTGAATATCGAACGATGCTATATAAGCAAGGCGTTGTCATGTGATACTGCTCCAAAAATCATCTGTCTCGGCTCTAATGAGCGTAGTGTCAATACTGTTGATGAAATCCTGATCACTACGCCAGTCATCCGGTACATCTTCCCAGAAGTGAGGCATACGGCAATAGGTTTTTAGAAGTTTTTCTTTATGCTCGACACGATCGACCATATCAAAGGTCCACTTCCTCGATTTGTGAGAGTAAACGTGGTACTCGAAATCTCCAGCAGCGTTCGCATTTTGATCAAAGGCTAGATTGTGGTCAATTAGGTAATACCTATCATGCTGAACGTCGTAGAGCATGTTCACATTGCCTCCTATTGCAGTGAGGCTTCTGTCACCATTCATGATCCATCGGTCAAACAAGAAGATTCTCTTCTGATCGTCTATCGGGACAATTTGCTCGTTTCTTGACTGTGCAAATGTCAAAGAAACGGCATTTTCAATGTAAAGTGTAGCAAACGCGTATCCCGGGTTGATGTCACTTTTGAGTTCTGGCGAAAATTCCAGTAGCTCATCAGGGATGTAAACGACGGTAAAATCAGGTAGTGGAAGACCAAGATCTTGAGCTAAACAAGCAGAAATGAATTCTGCCAGCAGATGCTTGGGCGGCATTAAAGGCATTGATTTTACGATGTATTTTTTGCCGTCATCGCATCGGCAAAGAATGGGCTTAGTACTGCCTTCATTTATGCGCCTGATAAATTCTATGACACTGATTTTAGGAGAATCCAACGTTATGCTCATCCATGCGTTGATTAATTAGGCAAAGATACACGGATAGGTCTGATTGCCATATCCTGACAGATGATCAGTGCTTATCGGTACGGCGCGTTGGGCCATTTCCTGTAAGCGAAGACGTAGAGCATGATGAAATGGATACCTGGGCAAGAGAGCAATAGCGCCATCTTCCAGCCAAACCCAGCTTTCTGAGCCATGCGAAAGCATGGGATAAACATCAAAAACCAGATGATTAAGGACAGTGCTGCGAGTGGGTTGGGCTTTTCCATTGAAAATTCTCCTTTAGTTATATGCCTTTGGTATCGGCAGTCAGCCTTAATTATTCAGTGAGAATGAGCTCTGTTTATGGCTTCTTTAGCAAATCAATCTGCACAAGCAGACGCTTATGTGTCTCGATCGCATCCCATATCTGGTCTTGAGTGTCACCGTCCCATTCGGGACAGGCAGCAAGCTCTGCGCGAAATAACTTCAGCCTGATATGGATAGCCGCCACTTCGTCTCGATTGCATCTTGTAGCGATGAAGTTGAGTTGAGCGTCTGTAGTTGACTTATAAAGCGACTGAACATCTCTGGATTTTTCAAATAACCGGGAGAGCTTATCCATAGCCTGAGGCTCCTTTAATTGGCACCAGGCCAATTATCGACAGTTTAACGTTAAGGTCAGTATCCCTTTTGTATGTTGCGCTCCGCAAACAGACTCGCCACGGCGGGTTTTTTATGCCCGTAAATTGAGGTCCCTATGGATGTTCAGGCTTACCGCGTAGCCGTGCGGCTGGCGCTGGATG